TCAAACTGTCTCTCTCCGACACAGTCCGAGCCAGTGCTGGACAGTCCGTTTAAGACCCGACCTGATCCGATTCGATGACGACTAAGACCAAAAAGCCCAAGAAGCTTGTTGGGGATTTAAGACCAAGGCTTCACAGCCCATGGCTTAAAGGTAAAACTAAGGGTGATCAAGTTGCAGAGCTTGCAGAGCGCATAGGTCAACCACTTCTCGAATGGCAGAAGATAATCCTTAACGATTTATGCTCTGTGGACAGTTCTGACCAGTTCATCCGTAAGACAAGCCTGTTGCTGATCGCTAGGCAGTCAGGAAAGTCTCACCTTGCCAGAATGAGAGCCTTGGCAGGGCTATTCTGCTTTGGAGAGAAGGACATCCTTATCATGTCCTCTAATAGAGCGATGGCGATGAAGTCCTTTAACATAATGGCAGACATCATCGAGCGTAATGACTTCCTGAGGGTTCAGCTGAAGGATGGAGACATCAAGAAGGGCATTCGCAGGACTAACGGCGATGAGCGCATCATCCTTGCATCTGGAGCGCAGCTAGAAGTGGCAGCAGCGACCTCTGACGGCGCAAGAGGCAGGACATGTGACTTCCTCTGGATCGATGAGCTTCGCGAGGTGTCTGAGGCTGCTATGGATGCTGCTAAGAGCGTGACTTTAGCTCGTAAGAATAGCCAGAGACTCTTTACATCCAATGCTGGCGATGCGTTTAGTAAAGTGCTTAATGATCTGCACGAAGCTTGCTTAAATAAGCCACCCAAGAGTTTAGGCTTCTACGAATACAGCGCACCTGACTTCTGTGACATCTGGGATCGTAAAGCTTGGGCAATGGCTAACCCTTCTCTGGGTCATCTGATCAGCGAAGAAGCCATCGAGGAAACAATCGCATCCTCAACGATGGAAGCTGCTCGCACCGAGACCCTTTGTCAGTGGATCTCTAGTTTAAGTTGTCCTTTCAGCACTGAGGTACTTGAAAACTCATCCGATAGCACTCTAGAGATGACTGTGGGTGCTTATACAGTATTCGGGTTCGATGTGTCACCTTCAAGGCGTAACGGATCGCTCGTTGCAGGGCAGTTGCTTCCAGATGGCAGAATTGGCATCGGGATTATGGAGACTTACAGCTCACAGGTTGCGATTGATGAGCTAAAGATGGCAGCAAGCATAAAGTCATGGGTTGATCTGTATAAGCCGCGCCTTGTCTGCTTTGACAAGTACGCTACACAGACAATCGCAGACAGATTGGCTAACTCAGGTGTCATAGTCGAGGATGTATCAGGTCAGCAGTTCTACAAAGCCTGTGGAGACTTGCTAGAAGGATTGACTAATCTCAGAGTTGTTCACAATGGGTCTAAAGAGCTTATCGAGCAATTCACCAACACAGCTGCTAAGACCAACGATAGTGCTTGGAGAATCATCAAGCGCAAAAGTGCTGGAGACATCTCAGCACCTATTGGCATTGCCATGGCAGTAAGTAAGTTGATGCTTCCAGCACCTAAGCCTCAGATTTATGGTTAGACACACCTAGGGCGTGTTGTCTAATTACTTGACAAATGCTACACTTTATGACTATGGGTCTATTCCGCAAAACTGAAGCAATCTCTAATGACGATAAGCGTTCATCGCTTTTAGCGCAATACGCCCCTAGCATTATGGGGGAAAACCTCAACTCGATCTATAACTACATACTGCCGCGCGTTAATCGCAATGAGGCAATGTCAGTTCCTTCTGTAGCTCGATGCCGCAACTTGATTGCTGGAGTTGTTGGAGATCTTCCACTTAACCTTTATCGCAACTCAACAGGTGAAGAGTTAGGCAATCCAGTTTGGGTTGATCAGCCAGCACTTAATCAGCCACGCTCTGTGACAATGGCTTGGACTGTTGATTCTCTACTTATGTACGGCGTTGCTTATTGGCAGGTTACAGAAGTTTATGCAGAAGATGGTCGTCCTTCTCGCTTCCAGTGGATTCCAAATGTAAAGGTCACATTCACTACTGATCTTTACGGCATGACGATTACTCAATACTTTATCGATGCTGTTGCAGTACCTATGTCAGGCTTAGGATCTATTGTCACATTCCAAGCTTATGATGAAGGCATCCTTGAACGCGGAAGCGAAACTATCCGCGCAGCTATTGATCTACGCAAAGCAAGTGTTCTTGCAGCACAGACTCCAATGCCTTCTGGCGTACTTCGCAATAATGGTGCAGATCTAGATCCTAAAGAAATTGCTGGACTATTAGCGGCATGGAAGAACGCTCGTCAAAATCGCAGCACTGCTTACTTGACTTCTACTCTGGAATACCAACCAACATCATTCTCACCTAAGGACATGATGTATGACGAGGCGCAACAGTTCCTAGCAACTGAAATCGCTCGCCTGTGTTCTATTCCAGCTTACCTTCTTAGCGCTGAAGCCAATTCATCGATGACATACGCAAATGTCTTAGACGAGCGCAAGCAGTTCTACTCTCTATCTGTCGCTCCTTATGTAAATGCAATTCAGGATCGTCTTTCAATGGATGACATTACTGCTCGCGGTAATGCTGTTCGCTTTGATGTTGATTCATCATTCTTAAAGACTGAACCAATGGATCGCTTGCTAGTAATTGAAAAAATGTTATCTCTAGGTTTGATCACAGTTGAACAAGCTATGGAGATGGAAGATCTAACGCCTAACGGCAGTGAAGGAATCGAATAAATGGAAAACCAAGTAATCACCTTCTCATCTGGACTCATTGCCAATGTTGAGGAACGCTTAATCTCAGGCAAGATCGTTCCAGCAGGAACAGGCGAAGTGGGTAACACTTCAGCAGGTAAAGTCGTATTCGAGAAGGGCGCGATTGCACTTCCAGAAGATCCAAAGACTGTCAAGCTTCTTAACCAGCATGACACACGCCAGCCACTAGGCAAGGCAACACAATTCACAGAGCAAGAAGATGGCATCTATGCATCCTTCAAAGTCTCACGATCTAATCGTGGATCTGAAGCTTTAATTCTTGCTGAAGAAGGGTTACAGAGTGGACTCAGCGTAGGCGTTGAGGTCATTAAGTCAAAGCAGAAGGGCAATGTGATGTTTGTATCAGCTGCTCGATTGCTAGAGGTTTCATTGGTAACAGAGCCAGCATTTAAGTCTGCTCAGGTTATCGATGTAGCGGCTGAGGAAACTCCAGAGGTCGTAGAAGAAAACACAACAGAAAGCGAGACAGCTGTGGAGAATACTCCAGAGACAGTTGCAGCACCAGCAGTAGAAGCAGCAGCGGTAGAAGCTGCTCGTCCAACTGTAGTGACAGCAACTACACATGTGCGCGAGCGCATTGCACCAATCACTTCAGCACAATACCTAGAGGCAAGCATGAAGGCTGCACTAGGCGATGACGAGTCACGCCGCGTAGTTCGTGCAGCTGATGATTCGACTTCAACAAATACAGGTTTGACTTTGCCATCTCACCTAAATACTTTCATCACAGACACATTCACAGGTCGTCCAGCATTTGAAGCTGCAACACGCGGTTCACTTGCAGGAATCGATGGAATGTCATTCACTGTTCCACGCCTTTATACCAATGCATCTACTCCAGATGTTGCTCCAACAGTTGCAGACACTAACGAAGGTTCTGCACCATCAGAGACAGGCATGACATCTGCTTATGACACAGTAAGCATTGAAAAGTTCTCAGGACTACAGCGCGTATCATTTGAGCTTGTAGATCGCTCATCTCCAGCATTTATGGAACTAATGATGGCTGAACTTCGCAAGGCATACGAGAAGGCAACAGATGCAGCACTTCTAGCAGCTTATGTATCATCAGGTACAACAGCAGCAACTACAGCAGCAACAGCAGCTGGATTACAGTCATTCGTGTCTGTTGAAGGCGCAGCAGCGTACAAGGGAACTGGCGGAGACTTTGCTAACAAGCTAGTAGCCTCTACAGACGCTTGGGCGGCTATTGCTGGATTCGCTGATACAACTGGACGAAGCCTGTATTCAGCACAGGGTGCTACACAAAATGCATCAGGTAACGCGGTAGCTACATCTGTAGTTGGTGGCGTACTTGGTACAGACCTAATCGTTGATCACAACATCTCAACATCAGGTGTTGTCGATAACTCAATGTTCTTGGTTGCTCCATCATCTGTTTACACATGGGAATCACCAACAACACAACTTCGCGTGAATGTATTGACATCAGGCGAGATCGAGATCAACCTTTACGGATACTTGGCAATCTATCTTGCTAAGTCAGGTAAGGGTGTTCGTAAGTTCAACCTAACTTAATAAAAACAGGTAACTAAGTCGCTCTAGGGGGTCAGTAGCCCTCTGACTCCCTAGAGTCTTTAGAAAGGAAAAAAATGGCACTTGTAACAGTCGCAGAACTCCGATCAACACTCGGAGTCGGTACGCTGTACCCAGATGCCACGCTTCAAGAAGTGGCAGATGCCGCAGATGTAGTCCTTCTGCCTATGCTCTGGACTAACAACTATTTCAACATTTCTCATAGCAACACAGCCACAACAGGAACACTTTACTTTCAAGAAGCTGTGAATAAGATTTTCTATGTGGGTCAGACAGTAGTAATCACTGGCAATGGCTCAAAGCACAACGGATCTAAGACTCTCACTGGAGTAGGCGATTATTCGATCACTTACGCAATTACAGGCAACAACAACACTCCAGCAGTAGAACACCCAGTGCAACCTTTCGGCACAGTTTCAGCAGATACTTATGTTGATTACACTTTAGATACAGCAGTTCAGTTAGCAGCTTTGATGATCGCTGTTGAAATCTGGCAAGCAAAGACAGCCACCCTTTCAGGCTCAAATGCAGTCGATTTCCAGCCATCCCCTTATCGGATGTCAGCGCAACTTCTGGCGAAGATCAGGGGCATGATTGCCCACGCGCTTGCGCCTACCAGCATGATCGGGTAGTTA